ACTAATTTTCATTTATTCAATACATTATCATTATACCAAATAGATGTTCTTAAAAGAAGGGAAGCAAATGTTCTTATTATTGATGAAAGTCATGATTTTGAAAGTGTATATTCAGATTTCTTATCTACTAAAATAAGTGCTAAAACACTTAAAAAATGTGGGTTTGGATTAAAAGAAATTGAAACACTTGATGATAAATTCATTTCTAAAATTAAGTTCTTAAATAAATATTTAGAATTTCTTGAAAGAAAACTAATTCCGATGTTAAATGAAAAATTATCTCAATTTGAACGAGAAATTAATAATGCATCATCTAAAAAGAAAACAGAATTAGGTAATTACATACAGAATATAGAAGGTAAACTATTATCATTTAAACATTTATTTGAATCACATAAAAATGATCCAGAAAATATAGTATTAGATATTTTTATTAACAAAAATGATAAAATGTATTCAGGTACAGAATTGACTACTCAACACGTTTGGGTATATGAATATATTCATGAGTATGTTTGGAAGCATTATGATCATATCATTTTCATGTCAGCATCTATCTTAGATAAAAAAATGTTCAGTTTTATTAATGGATTAGAAGATGAATTAACATCGTATTATGAAATACCAACACCTTTTCCAGTAAATAATAGAAAAATTTATTATTTGAAAGTCGGTAAAATGAGTTGGAGTAGTAAAGAAGAAACTTTTCAAAAACAAATACCTTGGATTAAAAAGATATTAGCTAAATATAAAAATAGTAAAGGTATTATTCACACTACAAATTATGAAATCACAGATTGGTTAAAAACAAATTTAGTAGATGAAAGATTACTTTTTCACGACACAGATGATAGAAATGATATTTTAGAAAAACACTTATCAAGTACCACACCAACGGTTCTTGTTAGTCCTTCTATGATGAGTGGTATTGATTTAAAAGATGATTTAGCAAGATTTCAGATATTATTGAAGGTACCATATCCAAATATATCATCGAATAAAATAAAATCAAGACAGAAAACAAATTCAGAATGGTATACATTTAAAACAATAATGGATATATTACAAACATATGGTCGTGCGGTTAGAAGTGATACTGATTATGCAGATATGTTTATTTTAGATTCTAATTTCTCAGATGTATTAAAATATAACTCAGATAAAATACCAAATTATCTTTTAGAGGCTATAAAGCCTCTAAAAATTTAATCAATATATTTTCTATATTATTATAATCAGTATATTTAATTCTAAATAGTTGTATATTATTATCTCTGCAAAAATAATTTTTGATATTATCATGTTCTAATATTTTTAAAAAATGTTTTTCACCACCCCAATACTCAATAGGTCTAAAATGTTGAATGCCATCATATTCTATGCAGATATTATAATCATTTAAATAAAAATCAAAAGGCAATTCAAATTTATTTTTACATATAGAAAATTTCTTTTGAGTTTCATAACTAATATTAAATTTTTTTAAAATTTTTTCTATATTTTTTTCACCTTTACTAAATTTACATTTTTTACAACCATTAGTATAATGACTACTTGCTCTTTGTAAAAAAATGCCATGTTCAGGACAAATAATTTTAACATAAGATAATGCATTTTTATAATAAACTAATGAATAATCATATTTAGCACCATGTGCTAATTTCGCCTTTTTGATAAATTCTAATGTATTTTTAGGATCACTATTTGAACATTTTTGACAACCATATCCTTTACCATAATGAGAAAATGCAATTTGTTCAAAAATACCATGTTCAGGACAAATAATTTTAACAATAGAATTAGCATCCGTATAATAAGATAAAGAATAATCATATTTATTATTATGCTTAGTTTTTGATCTATTAATAAATTCGCTTAATGTTAAATTTCTATTAGAATCTGAACATTTTTTACAACCATGGTTATAATGTACATTTGGAGATTGCATCAGTATACCATGCTCAGGACAAATAATTTTAACTTTTATTTTATCAGTTTTATATTCAACTAATGAATAATCATATTTTTCACCGTGAACTTCTTTTGCTCTTTTAATAAAATCATATGTAGTAAATTTTTTACCCATCTATATTATAGTCAATATATTAATACAAGTTTATTAAGTTTATTATAATATATTTTTAATATTTCAACTTTTATCTATTATCATAATATAGATATTATGAATACAATTACACTTGATTCAAATTTCTCAGATTTATTAAAGTATAATTCTCATATTATACCAGAATATATGTTAAACGCAATAAAACATCTAAAAATATAACAATGTAAAATAAAAGATAGAGGGTAAATAAAACCCTCTTTTTTATATAATTTTTTTACAAAATTAAAAAAATTATACTTAATATGTAAAGTAAAAATGTTATTGTAAAATTTTTTAATTTTTAATTAATTGATAATTAATAATTTAAAAATAAACTTTTATTTTTTTTTAATATATATTTGGCAAAACAAATTAAAAAAACAAAAAAATTATGAAAAAAACCTATTTAATCGTAGCCTTAATGATTGGCTTATTTTTAAGTGTGTCCAGTTGTAGAAAACAAGATAGTCTACCAACTGTTGGAAAAATGCAGTTACCTAAAGTATCATTAGTTCAAGGATCTGAATTAATCACAAAAAGTGCAGGTAACACAATAACTAATATTACATATGAATTCTGGGTAAAAGCGCCAAATGGTGGAACAAACGGATCAAATGTGTGGGTACTTGGTTCTAATGCTCTATATAAAGATGGTAGTACCGCTCAACAAAACAATTCAGCAATTTGGACATTACCTTATCCACCAACATCTTATACTTTTATTGAAGTTCCATTAAATATGGAAACTAGGGTTGTGGCAAAAGGAACAGACAATGATGGTGTTAAATATTATGGTATATATGATACTGGATCAGCAGGGTGGACAACAACGACTATTCCAGAAGTAACAATTAATATGTATGAAATTGATTCAAGATTAAATGTTAATGTTGATAATTTATTACTTAATAGAAATTTTGATTTTCATTTTTATTTTTCTGGGCATATTAAGAATGTAGATTATGATGGAATTGTACAACAACCCACACCATGGTTATTAAATATAGCACCAAATATTAGAAATTTTAATGGTGTATCTTTATTAACAACACCAAATACTCAAATAACTGAAACATTAGATATCATTGGTGCAGGATCAATGACAGGAACGCCTACAATTAATATAACAGGTGTACCTAGCACCAATGGTACAATTACATCGGTTAATGTTCCAGTAACTATTAGTAATTTAACTACACCATCTACATTTACTGTTAATCCCTCAATGTTTTCAATTTATGAATTATTTCATCAAGGATGTTCTGATTTTACTGTATCATATACAATAGTTAGGAAAGATGGATATGTTGTTGTACCATTAACTCCAATTGTAATGACAGTACCAACTACAAATGGTTTTAATCCAGCAAATTGGTGTCAAGCAGGATTTAATTTTAATATTACGTTCACCGCAGATCCTCAAAAATTAGGTTCAGGTGTGTTTACTGGTACTTTAACTGTAAATGATACAGTAACAGGTACAATAACACTATAAAAAACAGACTCTCACTTTCTAGTCGGTAGAAACTTCAGGTTCGATTCCTGGTGAGAGTCCTCAAAGAACAATTAAATAATTATGAAAAAGTTAATATTTATTGTACTATTACTTATTAGTAATATATCATTTGCTCAACAACAAGATTCTATAAAACCAATAAATAGTTTATCAGTTGGAGCAGGTATCAATTATAATAATAATATTCAATTAGGTATAAATTTAATAGTTCATAATGCTTATGTTGGCTATACTACTGATGTTACTGATAATTTAAGAACAATGGAAATAGGATATTCTTTCCAACATAAAAATTTCAAAAATTGGTATCTTGTTCCAACACTTGGTGTATATTCTAATAATAATTATTCTTATAGTGTATTATATATTCAAGGTGTTCCTAATACAAATGTTAATGGTACAATTAATTTAGGTGCTGGAAATTCAAATTATAGTAGTTTTAATGATCAAACATTTTTAATTACTAGAATGTCACAATTAAATAAAGAACATACACTTAAACCTTGTTATGGTGTGATGATGGGCTATCATAAGGATGATATTACATATTATTTAAAAGTAAACAACAAACAAATCTCAATTGGTGTTGGTTA